ATTGCAGCGGTCTGGCTAGTCGCCCCTTTGACGGTAAGCGGGGTGTTGCCAGCAGGCTGCTCGCCACCCATAACGGTTTGCGAGTAACCCGGCTCAAAGTAAACCCGTGCGTCAACATCGTCACGCAACTGTTCCCATGTTCTTGTGCCGTCGCCCACTACAAGGTATCCACCCGTATCGTTGGAGTCGTTGACCTGAACAAGGAACACCTCACCGTCAAGCGGATCAAGGCTTGCTGAGTTGAACTGTGCTTCCGTCCCTCGACGGAGTTGAATCTTTACTGCCATCAGTCAAGTTCCTTCAAGATTTTGGCTTTGAGCCAATCGACGATTGGTCGCCCAACCCACATTCCGGCGATGAAGGACCCGGACACGACGAGCAAGGCGGCAAGAACATCAGAGAACGAATACGGCATAATTTCAAATCCTTCAGGTTGATTCCAAAGACCAGCGTTGCCACCCCAACTGTTCCGATGATCAGCACCAGAGTCCACAGATAGGTCAAGGCTTCCGCCAGCAATACATTGAGGACAATAAGTCCAATACCAGTCAGCATGGGAATCCACCCCTTGACTCCCCGGCTGATGAACAGCAACACCGCTCCACTCATCAGGCACAAAGCACCCGCCCACCGGAACGGCTCCAGTGCTGCAATCGCTGGGTCCGACGCTTGCTCGGGACTCAGCCCCACTTGGGGCAACGTAAAACCCAAGCCACCACCTCCAGTGGTCTGGCAACCAAGCATCAGCAGCAGTGGCAGGTAACGGATCATCCTTCTGCTTTCCCCTCCAGTCGGGCAATACGCTGCTCGACGCTTTGGGTTCTGGTCTCAAGCAGCCGCACGGCCTGATCAAGCCGGTCCACGGCATGACGCAGCGACTCGATGGCAGCCTTGACTTGGGCTGCACCGAAGATGATGCCGATCAGGATGGAGGCCGGGGTGGCCCACTGGTCTAAGGTTTCCATCACTTCTTCTTCTTTCTGCGCCGCCCGCTGGCCGTCACCGCGTAGGTCACACGGGACGGCCCTGTCTTGCGAGCGGCGGCTGCTCTCTTCTCTCCGGCGGTCATCTTTGCTGCGACCTTGGCTGGTCGGCAGGCGGGGTATGGCCGCTTACCCTTTTCTTTGCCGGAACGACCGCACTTCTTGCCGGTCTTGATGTCCCGCCAGTCTTCCTTGAACCACTTGGTCAGTCCGCCTTGGGGCTTTGCCATTACTTCCGTCTCCTTGATCGAGAGAATCCGGCGATGCCCAGCAAGCCAAGTCCGCTGGCTGGGACAATCGAAGCCCGCTGCTCTGTGAAAAAGTCAAACACCATTGGCTCGTCAAACGAAAATGGATCTGGCTCCCTAAGCATCGGGGTCAAAGCAGGCAAGTTTGCGAACAACAGGCTTGGAGCAGCGACCGAGGAGACCGGACTGCTTCTCCAGCCCCCTCGGTCGGTCTCTTGCCCTTGACTGACCGCCACCTTGACCCCCGCAATATCCATGGTGTCATCAGTGGTTACAGCAGCGATCTGCCCAAGGGTTGAAGAAAGACCGAGTGCGAAGTCCAAAGACTCCTTACCGACCAGCGTGCCAACGACAGCCAAGGCCAGAGACAGTCTCTGGTTCTTGACGCTCATCTCTTTGCACCGGCTCTCGCAATCAGAGAGTTGCCGTTGCTCCTGAGCCTGTCGCTTTTCGCACGCTGCACAAGTCATCGGTATCCACCACCACGCTTCTTGTATGTGCGAACCAACCACGCATTGGCATACGCCGATGGGTACACATCAAACTTACGCTTGGCCTCTGCCTTCACCCGGCTATACAGCGACGGGTTAGTGGGCTTCGGCCCCGACTTTTTGGTGGCTTTCTTCTTTGCCATTACTTTTTCTTGGCTTTCTTAGCAGCCTTAGCAGCCGCAGATTTTCGCTGGGCAGCAATGTCGGTTCGCCGCCGGATGGCAGCAGCAGACTCTTTACTTTGACCAGTTGCCTTTTTACGACCAGCCACAAGTCTTTGTTTCTTCCTCGCTTCCAAGAGTTTCCGTGCTGCCGCAATTCCGCCAAGGCCAGAAATGATTGCCGCCGGGGTCAAAAGCGCTGATACTTTTGATTTCTTCTTAGCCATTACTTCTTCCTTTTCTTCGCCATGATTTTCTTACCAAAGGCGGTGTTGCCAAACTTCTTGGCTCCGACCTTCTTCTTGGCTCCGCCAACCTTCTTGCCCATAGCCTTTTTACGTCCACGCATTATGAACCTCGTCTTTCTTTGATGTATTGCATAAACTCAGGACTCAACTTGTCGTAGTAGCCCATCTTTTCAAGTACCTCGGATATCCGGTTTACGACGGACAGCCGCTGCACAAACACCAACGAGTACGCCTCGTCGATTATTGATCCCCATGATTCGGGTTTGAGTGCTGGGTCATCGGGGTCTTCGTCACCCGCGATGAACGGCATCAACACCAAGTCAGTGCCGTACTCCACCAACTCTTCGTTCACCATCTTGCAGTATTCCTCAAGACCCTCGGTCTCGTCCTCTGCAATCGCAACCACGACGATCTCGTACTGATCGTCCCAAGTGTGCAGGATCTGGTAAACCATGTGTTCGCTGCCAATCAGCACATGGCACTTGTCCTTGATCCACGCTTCCCTTGCGAACGGACAGGGCTTCATGCCGTTGTAGTGTTCGCTTGGTAGGTCGAGGTAGTTCAAGATCCAGTTCTCAATCTCTTGGGTCACGTTTTCTAGGTTGAATTCAGCGGTGGTCATATGGCCCCCGCTAACGTGTCTGAGACGAGGGGGCCTGATACATCGAGTGCCAGTTCCCCTATTAGGTCTTGGTTGTGAACTCCATGCAGGCCAAACGCTGGCGTGAACGCTGTATACTTGTGAGCGGAAGGAAATTTGCTGAGGTCGTACTTGGCTCGCAAATACCCCTCAATCTGCTGAATGTCCTCGTCAGTCAGCGTGGCCTCGACAACGATAACTTCCGCTACTTTTCCGTCAAGAAAGCCTGTGCCAACACTGGTCATGCCAATAGTAAAAGGCTCACTTGATGTGTAACTGGTGTCTGGCGCGGCTGGATTTCCCACGGTCGCCCCGTCAAGTCTTGCAAAAGCGTTCGTGCCATTGTCAACGATTGCAGAGCAATACACTTCAGTACCCGCAGGAGTTTCAACGTGCAGGGTGTTTGCTCCTACAAACATAGGCATAGTATCTGCAAATCCGCCTACAAAGACGTAGTAAATACCGTATGCGTCATTGACACTCTGACCCATGTCGTAAACAGATCCCACATTTGAGTTTTCACCTGTCCTCTGATGAACGCAAAACACAGCAAAGTCTGATGACGCAAAGTTGAACTCAGACGCATCGTCGCTGGTAAGACCGTTCGAGGTTCCGTTGAACTCCAGTACGTCGTGACCATTGAGGTCTGCACTTACAACTGTTGGGCGAGCCGTACCAGAGGCTCCTACCGTTCGCCCATTTCCAGACTGGTCATCCCAACCAATAACAGCACCCTTGTTCAGGGTGACCTGTGAACCGTTGGCCCAGTAGTAGGTGGTCGTGTTGGAGGGTGTCCACTTAGCCATTAGGGATACGCGATCATGACCTTGATAACAGCGGTGTCGGAAACGGCGGTGCATTTGACCCGCATGAACGGGAAAATGGCAACGGTGTGGCCTTCGAGAACATTTGAACCCGAACGGGTTACGGACTTGATGGTCACAAACTCGTCGGACTCGCCCGAGATTGAGCCTTGCAAAGTTGCAGTCACGTTTGCAGTGGTCAACTCAAAGGTTGCCACACCACTGGTGGAGGCGTTGGTTCCCTTTGCGATGTACGCATAGGTCTCGGTTGTGCTGCCGGTAATGTTGCCAGTACCGCTGGCGGTTTGGTCTAGGAGCGTGTTGCTTCTCATTCGTCATCCTCATCAAAATCAGGTTGGGGCCATGTGTCGGACTCAAACAGGATATCAGTCTTGACCTCTTCTAAGACTCCTGCCACGGTCCATTTGTTCATCTCAAACTCCAACGCGAAGTTCTCGACGTATCGTTCTAAGTCAGCCTTGAGTTTTTCGGCAGCGGTAATCATTGCATCGTCCTCAACTCCGCTTCCCACTCCTTGGCATTCAGGCGGGACGCTGTTTCCATCCGTGCCTCGATTAGGGCCAAGCCAGATCCCCAGTTCCCAGTGTCCTTCCTCGTCATGTAGTCCGGCTTCAAGGGGCCGCACGTTCCCACGTTCATATACCACCATGGGAGGGATACCTTGCGGGTCCTCATCATCTGGGTCGGGGGGACGGGTCGATGGGTATGCCCACGCACAAACAGGCGGAAGGGGTGGCATCCCGTCTGATTGTTTATCTGTAGGCCCTCCAACTCGTCCGAAGTCAACCCGCAATCGAACCCGTGGTAGAACACTGCCTGTCCAACCCGGTAACACCCCGCAGCAGATTTGATGTAGGGCCGCCAATGCCACCGCTTGAACTCCTCCGCAAACTCCGTGTTCATCCATAAGGCGGTCTCTCTCAGACCTTTCGGAATCCGTCTCGGGTCCGCCCTCCTGATGTTGTCGTCGTGGTTCCCCTCGCAGATCACCAAGCGACACCCATCCGGCAAGTTCTGGCGGATGCTCTTCAGAAAAGAAGCAGCGTGCCGATACTCGTCCATCAACGTATGATCGGCTTCGTCGGGATGCACTGAGGCCGCTTGTGCGTCGAAGACATCGCCACAATGCACGAAGTGAGTCAGACCCTTGGTATTGGCTATCGTGTCCAGTATCCATTGATGCGTCTCGCTTGGGGTGTGTGGGGAGTGGGTGCAAGAAATAGCAGCAATTTTCGCAACCTCGTGGCCCATTTCAACACTTCCATCTCCGTCGCGCAGCACAGATACGCTTCTTCGGGGTCTTGGAACAGTTGATGCCGTGCATCCGCATCTGGCCTGCGGAGCGTGAGCAGTAGGACTTCTTGCGTTTACCGCCGCCCGGCTGCGGTGCTTTGAGTTTGCTGCCGGTGGCACGGTTGTATTTGGCCCGCCCCTTAGCAGTCAGACCTGCACCCTTGGATGCAGGCAACTTCTCACCACGCTTGATGGAGAGGGAGACCGACTTCTTTCGTGTCTTCTTCTTTGCCATCAGGATGGGTCCGGTATGTTGCCGTTAGGGAAGAAGTTCAAGCCGCCATACGATGTGGTGCGACCACGGACAGCCATCGGGAGAGGCCCGTAGTTGGGGGTCTCCACGCCGTCACGACGCATGGCTTCTTGCAGCAAGGGTGAAGCGTCAACCATTGCCACCCGTTGCAGGGTGTCGCCGACTTCGCCACCTTCAGCAAAGGCCCGGACATACTCCAAGTAGAGAGCCTCAACGTGCGACTCGACTGGGATTTCCTTGTCAGTGCTGTCAACGTCACCGCTTGCAACCTCAACAAACTCAGCCCGGTAACGAACGGACAAGGCCCCAGTTTCTGGAGCGTTGGGCGTAGGGTAGATGTCCAGCCGTCGTGCAGGCTGCTTGTTGGCATCCGTGCCGTCGTTACCCGGCTTGGCACGAGCAAGCGTGACGTAGAACACCGCGTCGGTGATCGTCAAGTTGTCTGACTCAAAGCGAGAGAACGCCTCTGGTGAGATCAAGAACACACGGCGAAAGGTGTTGCCGTTGGGGTATACGTTGAGGATTGTGCCGACATCATCAGGCAACGCGACAAAGTCATTGGCGGTAAAGTCAAGGTTGGCAGCAGTACGCTCACGCCAGTTCCAAGCGTGGCTGTAAAGGTGGTGGCCCGCGAAGTTGAGAATCTGTGCAACCCGTTGGGCAACAGTAAGCCCAGTCGCAGTGGAGGGGTCTCCACCACAAGCGAGCAATACATGAGCCTTAGCGTCAGCGTAGGTAAGTGCCATGGGAAGAGGAGAAGGGGGCGGTAGCCCCCCTCTCCCATGAGGTGATCAAAAGATCAGGATGCAGCCTCGACGAAGCCGAATCCGTTGATGCCATCAAAGATGACGGACTTGAGTCCACCATCAGTAAGAGCCTCAAGGTTCAACGCGAGAACACGGAAACTGGAGTCCGTGTCAGCACCGGGATCATCCGGTGCAGCGTGCAAGCGACCTGCGGCATCGCAAGTCAAAGCGGTGTTGACAACGGAAGTGTCACCGCCAAGGGCTTCAACTTTGCCCTTGATGCGGAACGATCCCTTTGCACCGGAAACAATATCTTCCAATGCAACGCCAAAGAAGTTGAACGCACCGGGAGCGGTAAGTTCAGTGTCAGCAGCGGCAGCAGGTGTTGCAGCATCGAAGACAAGATTGGTGGCATCAAGAGTAAGTTTGCAAACTTGACCCTTTGAGATACCCGCATCTGCCGTGAGAACTACATCCTCTTTGAGGAACTGCAAGCCAAGCGGACTTTGAGTAGGAGCAATACTAACCATTGTGATTGTCCCTTCCGATTAGAGGGTAACTTGCGGAGCAAGGATACCGTGACGTTGACGAGAGTTAGCAATCACGTTGTACCACGAGTCCGTGATCTGAACGTGAGTGAACGGTTGATTTGGGTGCTGCATGGTTGGGTGCTTCTCCATGTAACGAGAGGCGTGCAGAACCGGGGTGAGGTAGTCACCGTTGATGAAGAAGTATCGAGGACCGACGTTCAACACCTGTGAACCAAACTCGGTGGAACCTTCAGCAGTGCTAAGGGTTTCAGACTCAAACTCCGACTTGGAGTAGTTGGTCACCGCAGAGGTTGATTTCGGGAAGATGTTGGCTTGATCAAGTTGAGCAACGTAGGTCAACGGGATGCCCGAGTAGGTGGGCTGGTTGTACGCTGCATCTTGTTGAGTCACCAAGCGGTCGTTCTGCTGTCGAAGAGCAGCCTTGTAGAGGCTGATACCTTCGCGTGAGCAAAGGATCTTCTGACGGTTGAAGACCACGTTCTCGAAGTATTGTTCAAACGAGGCTGGTGGACGGAACTGGAGACGGAGATACATCTCGTCAAATGCGTTCAAGAACCCGAAAACATCGAGGGTGAAGGCATTGATTGGACCAGAGGAGTTGTCGTAAGAACGCTTTTGCTTGCTGTAAACAGCAGTGTTCTCACCAATCAGACCGTCAGCGTCCATACCGAGAGCCGCAGAGGAGTCGTAGAAGACAATCTCGTTGGTCCATCGTTGCTCACCACCAGTGGTTCCGGGGACGATGCCTTCCAAGGCGGTTTGGGAACCGCCGTGAATTGGCAAGCCACCACGAACACCAGCACCGCCGCCGCCGTCGAGGGAAGTTTGAATGCCTTGTTCGGTGATAAATGCTGGGATGGAGTAAGGAATCTTGCCAGTGCCGGATTCCATTTCATCGAAGTTCGTGCCTTGGGTTGGCTTGAACAATGCTTCTTCGTAACCGTTGACCATGGAGGTCACCATTCGCTGCTCTTTGGATCGCTTGAGATCCTTGTAGACAGTCTTGGTGGCTTCACGGGTCAATCCACCGCCGACGTTGAGTTCGATCTCAGCATCAGTGAAGGTCATGTGGTCCATCGCGAATCGCCAGTTGGCGGTGATGTCACGCATGACTTGTGGGTTGGAGTACGAGAAGGTTTCGTTCGGCTGGTAGTATTGGAACGTGTTGGAATCATCGAGCATCAAAACATCTTTGATCTCTTTACCGCCTTGGATGGCTTGATTCTTTTCACGGATCAAGTCGCCGAACAGGTAGTTACGCTTCACCGCTTCATTGATAAGGACATCGGGTCCGGTCAGATATACCGGGCCAGTTGCGTCCATGAAGTCGAGGAAGTTGCGAATGGATGTAGCCATTTCTATTTCCTGCTTTCGTGCAAAAGGCCCCCACTAGGGAGGCAGTCGTTATCTTCGCATCGCTGCACGCTTGGCATCTTCGAGCGTTCCACCATTCAAGATGATGTCTAACGCTGCTTCATCGGCTTCTTCAGGAGTTGTCGGACGTTCTGTCCGGGTCACTGCCCGAGGTGGAGTAGAAGGTTGACCAGAGGGGCCGGGATTCACCGGAGTTGGAAGGTCGCCCATTACATCACCAACCGCTTTTGTTACCAAACTAGCGATGTCGTTGAATTCACCCGGAGACTTCTCGTTGATCTCGGTCATCCGCTGCACGACTTGCACTCTTTCCTGATCAGTAACCCCGTCAAAGGGCGCGAGTGCCTGTTCGATTCGCAGAGTCGTGATCTCACCGATCAGTTGCTCCACAACATTCCTTGGAGGTTGAACTTGAGTTGGCTCCGGCGTGGTTTCCGGGGCTGCTTCGCCTTCTTCCGCTTCGGATTGAGAGACTTCGGTGGTTCCGTCGCCTTGGGGTGCGCTGCTTTGTTCCGCAGACCGCGTGTCACTTTCGGGTTGGTTGCCCTGAGATGCGACTTTCTCTTCCAAATTACGCATACGCTCGGCGTATCCGTCTACGTTCCCTTGAATTTCAAGAAGTTGGTCAGCCCAAGCGATGAGTTGCGCTTGATCTTCACCAAACTTCTCGATGACGCTTTCAGGGACCTTCGCTCGACGTAACGCCCGCTGGCGTTCTGGGGTCAAGGTCGGGTCACTAGCAGCCTCGTCCGAGGGTTCTGTCGTTGTACGCACGGATTCGCGAACTTGTTCAATTTTCTCTTCGCGTGCGTCGAATATCTTGTCCAACACCGCGTCTTCTTCCTGCGTAAACTCAGGAGTTGCAGGGGTTTCGGTGGGTTCTGTGGCTTCGTTGGTTGTTTCTTCGCTCATTAGTCCCGCTTTAGGCCGTGTCGGCTCATGATTTCCCGCTCGTGTCGGCGGCTTGAGATGATGGGTTGCCCCTTACTGTTGGTCTCACAGCCCGGCAAGTTCTTTGGCATGCTGCGAGAAACATACGGATAGCCGTGGGTGATGGTCTCTACCTCGGCTGACACTTGATAGTCGGACACAAGTCGGGTGTAGTTCTCACCTTCGATGGTCACAACGTCGCCAATGCTTGGAACGGTGGACATGGAGTACCACATCTCCACCACTTTGCCGTCAGATTCACGTTTGAAGTCGTATGAGGGCATTAGAAACCGCCACCTTCGCGTGCGGCACGCTCTTGGTTGCGTGCTTCTGTACCTGCATCGGCTGGACCACGCTGCATTCTTGAGCGTGCTGCCGCTTGTTTCTGCTCCACGTTGGCCTGAGCCTGCTCTTGCTGCATCTGCATCTGCTGCTGCTGCATCTGCTGGGCCTGCTCGGTCATACGTTTGAGTTCGTCAAGGTTCAAGATGTCAGCCATGTCGGGCATGTTGAGTGCATCGCCCACCACGGTCATCATTCGTTGCCAGTCGATGAACGGCATCTGCGTGGCCTGCTGCCCGATGTTGCCGATGATCTGCATCAACTCAACAGCACGGCGTTGTTGCAACGCTTCAGAGGTGCGTTCCATTGAGTACGCCTGCACATCAAGGGTCATCTCGGCAAGATCAACGCCCAGTTCTGTGCCGGGCATCTTGGAGGGCATACCCTCCTCAGCAGCCTCACGGCCCATTGGCAGTTCGGTGGTGTCGTTGATGACGTACCACGCTGCCTTGTAGGCCATGGAGTTGACGGCTTCAGCAAACTGACGCTGAATGTAGGAGAGTCGAAGACCGGAAGAGGCCGACGCGGCTGAGACTTCCGTTGCTGTGGCATCGCCAGTTACCGATCCTCGAATCACTTCTGACATGCCCGTGAGCCGGTCAAGGCGGGCGGACATGATGTTCTGGTAGGCCATCTGCTGCTGGGTCACGCCACCGATTTCCATGGGAACCACGCGGTCGCGGTCCAAGTTTTCGGTGGGGACAACAAACAAGTCAGGGGTAGACGCAATGTCTTGGGCCATCTTGGTTCCGCGTGAGTCAACCGCAATCAATCGGCGGTACGCACCAGCGGAATAGGACATGGTCTTCGCGTGATCGTTGGCTTCTTCGATCAGCGGCAACGCCATGGTCATGGGGCTGAGTGGGTAAACATCAGACGGCACTTCGTATGCACCCACCATGACGTACGGGCCACAAGCGGGTCCGTAGTACGGGATGGGTTCACCAATCATGACGATGTCGTTTTCGGCACTCATGGCAAACTTCAACAATCCGCCGTGGTGAACACCCTCTTTCGCACCTTCGATCTCCAGTTCGGGACACCAGATTTCCATCATGATGGTCTGGTCACGTTCCGGCAAATCTTTTACGGAAGTTCTAAACTTCTCGCGGTATGTGTCGTATGAACTCTTGAGTTCCTGCACGACATCAAGATCCAACTTATTTTCAGGATCTTCCGCCATTGCAACGAGGTCTTCGATGTCGATGGGGTACTCATGGCCGAAGTAGCGGGCTTCACGATGTGACTCCGCTGACGGATCGACAAAGAAGTTCTCGGGTGCGATTCGATACACCCGTGGCATCAGACCAGCCCCGCCCATGTCAATGCGGCGAAGGTGCTTCACTGGTTCTGGGGTAACCAAGCCAACACCCCAAAGCAAACACATATCGGTCGCAAGTTCTTGCAGTGTTGGTCGCAAGGCGGAACGCTTGGACCACTGGTTCAGCATCAACTCCAACGCTCTGGCACGGCGATCTTGTTGTGGATCATCGGCGGTAACGTGGATTCGGGGGTAGTCGTAGGCGACACGCGGGAGAACCAGCGACACATACTGGCCCACGATGTTCTCGATGTCAGCACCCTCGATGTAGTTCTCGTGTCGGTAGGCGGGTCCGGTAAACCGCTCCTTCATGGCCTTCCAGTGCATAAGGTGTTTGTCTCGCCAGTTGCGAGCCGCTTTCACCTCGTCGCGGAATGTCTCATCAATCCGAAGCACGTTTACCTCTTGGCTTTCTGGCGGGGGCCTTCTTGGGTGGGGTGTAATCCACTGGCTCAATCGGCTCAGTGTTCTCTTCGATCAAAGCACGATGCAGGACCAGTGGTGGTTCAATCATCGCGTCCAGCCAATCACAGAGGGCTGGTGTGTCATCTATCGGCACTTCGATCTGGTTTCGTGAAAGAACATCTGCGGCATCTGGGCTGAGGTGGACCACAGCACCAGTTGGCTTCACCTCAACAGCCGAGATAGCAGCCAAGGGCAGGTAACAGTTCATCACGCGAAGCATGGTCATGATCAGACTGTACGGTCTATTCTTCTCTTTTGTTCTCTTCTCTTATCTAGGTCGCTTTTATGCGTGACATTTGTCACGGTTACAGCAGTTCGTCCATGTTCAGTATGCTTCCGAGGCTAAAGTCTGGTAGTCCGTAGTTGGGATCTGGACGCTCGGCATCTGGGTTGGCATCGTCCAGAAGCATCACTGCACCGGCGAAGGCAACCACCCGGTCACCGTGGGCTTCTCTTGCACCGGATGAAGCGTCAACCTCCAGCCGGGCGGGACCCAAAGACCCATCCTTGTAAACCACGGTTGAGTCCAGTTCGTCGATAATCTCTTCGTCTGGGCAAACCACGGTGTCATCAGCCAACGCACGGGCAAGGTCCGAGAACAACACCCGCTTGGTAACCCGCGTGGAGGTCCAGCCCACCCGCTTGGTCCGGGTCTCGACCCGCTGGCCCAGCCGCTTGTGATGGAAGACGTTGTACCAACGCAGGCGTTCAAAGTCATGGTGCATGGAGGACCCCGGCCCGTTGACTTCCCAGCCGATTAGCATGTCCGACCGGCCCCTAGCCCATGATCGGGCAGCCATGACGATCTCTCGGGACAGGTCGTAGGGGGGGCAGGTGGGGTCAACGTAGGTCGCAACCACCTCTCGCAGGTTGGTATCCATCATCACGATACAGGCGTTTGCTGATCCAGTGCCGTAGGCAGGGTCCATAAACGCGACCAGATTGCTGTTCTCGTCTGGCTCCATGAAGATCCGCCAGTGTCCGGTAGGTGAATCCACCAGTCTGCCGTCCACCACGTTGCATCGACGGGGCTTCTGGATGTGCTGACGTTGACGTTCGGTGTCCACCACGGGGAAGAACCCCCGGCCTTGGGACGAAGGCAGAGCAAGCACGTTCTCACGAAGGTCATGAACATCACGCCGCTTCCGTTGGAGTTCCAGCCATGGTGACCAGTAGTAACTTCTGCCGGGGTCCCCGGTGACCGAGCCGTCTGGGTCGATTGTCCAAGACCCCCCCGCCGACTTTTGCGGGTCATCGACGTAGGTCAGAAGTATCGGTACGGGCGACTCAGTGCTTTTCGCAGTCTCCCAAAGCGTGTTGGT